TAATAGGCAACGTAGATTACGGGGTCTTAGGACAAAACGTTTTATCTTATTAAGGAGTAGAAATGCCAACAGGTTTACCAGCCGCAACAGGTGATGTATTAACAGCTGCTAGTTATAATTCACTAGTTGCTTTTACAGTAGGTACTGCTAACACAGGAGATTACACAGCTGTATTAGCAGATCAGTACCAAGTGTTAGAAGTAATGAATAAGGCAACCGCAATAGCCTTTAAGATTCCAACAGATGCAAGCGTGGCATTTCCAGTAGGTACTGCAATTACAGTATTAAATATTGGTGCAGGTCTTTGCACAATTAGCGCAGTAACACCAGGTACTACTACAGTTTTAAGTGCTGGCGCAGTTGCAGCATCTCCAACCCTTGCACAATATCGCTCTGCAGTATGTATTAAAACAGCTGCTAATACTTGGTATGTGGTAGGCGGAATTGCTTAATACAATCCTTGGTAGTTTAAGCGCAGGTGGCGTAGCAAACAGTTATGAGTCTATTGCTACTGTAACTGTTGGCTCAGGTGGAAGTTCAAGTATTTCATTTACTTCTATACCTAGCACTTACACACATTTACAAATAAGAGCAAGTATGACTACTGCAACAGCAGGGTACGGAATGTTAGTGCGTTTTAATAGCGATAGCGGCAATAATTATGCACAGCATTATCTCTATGGAACAGGCACAGCCGCTGCTGCACTTGCTTACACAACTCAACCAGAGGCTATTCTCTTTGGTACATCAACTGGAAGTTCTACTACTCAACCATCTGTAGCAGTAGGCGATATTCTTGACTACGCAAACACAAATAAATACAAAACAGTACGCTCACTATCGGGTGTAGATAAAAATGGTTCAGGTGAAATCAGTTTAATTTCAAGTTTATGGCTTAATACTGCGGCTATTACAAGTATTACTATTGAACCTAGAGGCGTTAACTATAACCAATACTCATCCTTCGCCCTATACGGAATTAAAGGTGCTTAAATGACATCAACTTATGAAATGATAGCGACAACTACTTTAGGTAGTGCGGCGGCTTCTTATACATTTTCTACTATTCCAGGCACTTATACAGATTTAGTTATGATTGCTTCACTTACAAGCGCTAATGATGGTACAGCCTTGCAATTTAGATTTAACAGTGATTCAGGTTCAAATTACTCAAATACTTTTTTAGAAGGTTCAGGGTCTAGCGCTACAAGTAGCCGTGAGTCTAATCAAACTGCTATACAGATTTCTTTTAATGTTGGAAATAACAGTACAAACCCAAGCGCCTCTATCATTTCAATTAATAACTATTCAAACTCAACTACTAATAAAACTTTATTAGCAAGGTGGAATAGCGCAACTGGTGGTACATACCCAGGCACAGCAGCCGCAGTTGGATTATGGCGCAATACCGCAGCTATTACTTCAATAGAAATTCTTTTAGGTTCTGGCAATATTAACTCTGGTGCTACCTTTACTCTTTACGGAATTAAGGCGGAATAATGGCTAATACATATACTTTAATTTCATCCGTAACAGTGGGGTCTGGTGGTGCGGCTACTATTGGTTTTACTTCTATACCTAGCACCTATACGGATTTAGTTCTTAAAACTTCATTAAGAACAGATAGGGCTTTAGAGATAGATGCTATTTTATTTACGCTAAACGCAAGCACTAGCAATTTTACTGGTAGGCGGTTATTTGGTGATGGCAGTTCTGCTGCATCCGATACAGTCACTAGAGTAATTTTAATAGCAAATTCCGCTACATCTACTTCTAGTACTTTTAGCAATAACGAAATCTATATTCCTAATTATGCTGGCAGTACTAATAAATCATATTCAATAGATGGTGTAGCAGAAAATAACGCTACTTTTGCTCGTGCCGATTTAACTGCTGGGTTATGGTCTGATACTTCCGCAATAACATCTATTACCTTGACACCTAATGTCGGGCCAAACTTTATTCAATACTCAACCGCTTATCTATATGGAATATCTAACGCATAAGGAGAAATGAAATGACTAACAAAATCGTAGTAGATTGCTCAACTGGTGAGGTGCAAGAGATTGCATTAACAGCCGAAGAAATTGCAGAGCGTGAGGCTATGGCTGCCGAGTACGCAGCACAGAAGGCACAAGAAGAAATTGATAAAGCAACTAAGGCAGAAGCCAAAGCTGCATTGTTAGACAAGCTAGGCATCACAGCCGAAGAAGCACAATTACTTCTAAGTTAATGAAACCAAGATTATGCGCAGCTGGAGTGCAGTTAAGGGATCAGGTTGATACCTGGTATCCAGATCGCCGCACTACCAGTGATGGGTGGATTGGTGATGCTCGTCATTCCGCCAGCAAATCGGATCATAATCCAGACAAATCTGGGATCGTCCGAGCCATTGATATTGATTCTCGTTTGGATACATCCGAGCAGCTCTCGATATATTTGGCTGACCAGATCAGAGTCTGTGCTAAAACCGATAAGCGCATATCTTACGTAATCCATAATGGCTTTATTGCATCAAAAAGGTTTGGATTTAAGTGGCGCAGATACCGGGGTATCAACCCACATAAGAAGCACATACATTGTTCATTTACTAAAGCGGGCGATAAAGATTCTAAGCCGTTTGATATACCACTACTAGGGGGCAAGATATGAAAATAACCAAGAAACAAAAAGCAATACTAAAGTCCTACGCACGTGGGGTATTAGTATCTTTCTTAACATTTTTAGCCAGTAATGAATTAGGTTTAGATCCAGCACTGTCTGTAGTAGTTGCAGCATTAGCTGGTCCAGCAGCTAGGGCTTTAGATAAATCCGATACAGCTTATGGCATCGGTGCAGATGCGAAATGAGTCCAACAGAATGGGCTGGCTTTGGCGCTGGCGTTATGGCCGTGCTATCAGGCGTGCTAATAGGACTACGTTTTTTAGTTAAAGGTTGGCTAAATGAGTTACGACCGAATGGTGGATCTAGTATGAAAGATCAATTAACTAGGTTAGAACAGCGTGTTGATGATCTATTCCTTATCATGAATAAGCGACAATAGCAATATGGCAACCGCACGCAAGCGTAAGAAGGTTAATAAACGCAAGGGTAAATACACCCATGAGCAGATTAATACCAAGTTAGATACCTATGCCATTTCGTTGCGTGAGTTTTATTTAAGCTTAAGACGTGCAGGATTTCCAGTAGATCAAGCTTTAGGGATGTGCGATAAAAACGTATTTCCAGACTGGTTAACACCATCTAGTCCAGACTTTGATCCAGTTAATCCAGACCATGACCCCTACGAAGACGAGGACTAATTGCGCAAAATTGCGTTCGTGTCAGATCTGCAAGTTCCTTTTTTTAATGAAGCAAGTGTCAAATCGGTAGGCCGTTTTTTAGCCAAGTGGCGGCCTCATAGAACTATCTGTATTGGTGATGAGATTGATTTACCACAGCTAGGTGGTTTTAATGCTGGCACCATTGATGAGATGGTCGGCAATATAAACGATGATAGAAAACAAACACAAGAAGTCCTAACATACTTAGGCGTAACAGATGTATTAGGAAGTAATCATGGAATCAGACTTTATCGATCAATCAAAAAACGACTACCATCTTTCCTCAACTTACCAGAAATGCAGTATGAGCGTTTTATGGGATATGACAAGCTCGGAATCAAGTTCAGTCCTTTCGGGCTTGACTGGGCGCCAGGCTGGACAGCAGTTCATGGAGATGCTTTCCCTCTTAGCCAAGTGCCTGGACAAACGGCCTTAAACGGGGCTAGAAGGCTAGGTAAGAGCGTTGTCTGTGGTCACACCCATAGACTAGGGGTATCGGCCTTTACAGAGGCTTCTAGAGGCCAATTAGGGCGTACTGTATGGGGTGTTGAGGTTGGCAATTTAGTAGATTTAAGCAGTTCAGGCATGGCGTATACAAGGGGCTATGCTAACTGGCAACAGGGGTTTGCCGTGGCCTACGTGCATGAGCGTAAGGTTCAGGTAATAACCATCCCTATCAATGCAGATGGCACCTTTATATTCGAGGGCAAACTGTACAAATAACGTTATCAAATCGTTATCAAAATTAAGCCCTAAATCATCCACAAAGTCATACACAAGTGTCACACTATTGACATGCCACAAAGCGTGTGCATAGAAAGTAGGGCTACAAATGAATAACATATGGCTAGAAGCTAGACAGGATGGTCTGATATTTTTTTGGATCATGCTAGGTCTTATGGTTTTAACTTTGATTGTATGGAAGATACAACACAATGCTTTTGAGCGTGGGTACTGGTCTGGTAGATCAGCAGGCTGGCGAGCATCTATCGAGCATAATCAGAAGATTGAGAAACTAAGATCTAGAGCTGTGTTTGATTATGACAAAAACTGAGGATCTATTTAATGAAGTCATTACGACGATCCAACAGCGTGGAAGTGTCTATGGACACCCATACTACAACCACCAAAGAATCGCAGGATTATGGTCTGCATATCTTGATCACCCAATCACAGCACACCAAGCTGCTTTATGTATGGCGTTGGTCAAGGTTTCTAGGCTTACTGAAACTCCAGATCACTACGACTCAGTTAAAGACTTTATCGCCTATGGTTCTATCTATAGGACAGTGCTCGAAGCAGAGCAAGACTCCGAGTTTGATTGGAAAGACTAATGGCATTTGACCTAAGCAATTACGAAACAGTAGATGAACGTCTACATAAATGGTGGAAGGATTATCCAGATGGAAGATTGGAAACAGAGCTTATCGAGGCCACAAACACTAGATTCATTGTGGTATGTAAACTCTACAAAACAGAAGCAGATCTCAAAGCGTGTGCTACGGGGCTTGCGTTGGAGAATATTAGTGATAGAGGCGTTAACGCAAATTTCGCTTTACCTAATGC